GTTGGGTTTGGTCGTAACCCATCTGGTTTCTATCTGAGACAGTCTTTGATTGATGAGTTTGGATATTGGAACCAAGCACTTACATCATCTCAAATCACACAACTCTACAACTCTGGAGTACCAACTGACCTGACTACCTTCAGTCCATCAGCTGCTCACGTTTATAGGATGGGTGATGGTGATACCTTCCCAACTATTGAGGATAAAGTAGGAAGTGCAGACCAGACAATGACTAATATGGCATCCTCTAACTTTGTCACTGATACTCCATAAGAGGGTATAATAAATAAGTCAACTACAGAATATTAATGGAAGTTTTTTCTGTTACAGAGTTTCAGGAACGATGGGACGAACTCATCGAACGAGTTGAAAAGGGAGAGACACTAGGTATTGTGAATGACAACGGGGAATCAGCAGTGATGATGCCAGCAGATGATCCTGTGTATCGAATGTACAAGGATCACGATGAGGCCAGTTAGGACACTGACACATCACTTGTCTGAACCAGACCAAAACCCGTATAATAACAAGGTAATTCAACAGATCAATGACTGTCACTTCTAAGTTCAAGAAAGACCTTCCCACTCTCCGATCTGCAGCTAACGGTGAGTTTTTCCTGGATGTAAAGAATCCAAAACTGTTCAAGAAAGTTCGTAAGTATTATGAGAATGATGGTGTAGAATTCTCTGGTGATCCTCTGGATGACTATGACATTCTGATTGATTGTCTCAACGAAGACCTGGAGACTATTGAGGTTCAGTGATGAAGGTTCTTCATACCCAAGGTCCTTTTCGTTTTGTTGAGAAGGGAACTCTAGAGAATGGGTTCCCTGATTATCGGTTACAAGAACAAGATTATTACAACCGTAAATGGTTTGATGTTTATCTCTTCGATAATCAGATGCAATGTCTTCTGGCTATGGAAGATCAAGAGTATCCAAAGTGGTTGACAGGTAAACCCTGTTACATCAAGGATTCTGTCAAGTCACGGATGGACTATAACAGTACTGGTCGGGATATTTAATCCGGGTTTCCAGTTTTACCATAAGAACTGGTGGCGTGCATGCGAACCCAAAGGAGGCTACGGCCTCCTTTTTGGTGCCTATATACCTGCAGTTATTACATAACATCATGGAAGGAAAAGCCGCAAGGTCTGCATCTGGAGCAGCAATGTCCAAGTATGATGTGGAAGTCGAAGCCCGACTGAAGGCTATCGAAGCCGAGATTGCATCCATCAAAGAAGGACTGAAGAATCATTCTCACACCTCTGGTGGTGGAGACACTCAAGCTCAACTTGATGATCTGATCAAGAGACTTGGAAGAAAGATGAGTTTCTGATATAATAAAAACAACTGAGTATTATCATGGCACAATATGTAAAAAAGGCACTTGTTCTTGGTGCCGGTGGTTTCATTGGTTCTCACATGGTCAAGAGACTGAAGTCTGAAGGCTATTGGGTTCGTGGTGTTGATAAAAAAGCAACTGAGTTTTCTAAAACTGAAGCAGATGAGTTTGTGTACGGTGATCTCACAGACAGGAACTTCGTTCGCCGTGTTCTAGAATACAAGGGTGATCGTGGAAACTTCTACAACAGTGTTCCTGAACGGTATATTCAACCCTTTGATGAGATCTACCAGTTTGCAGCCGATATGGGTGGTGCTGGATTCGTTTTCACAGGTGAGAATGATGCAGACATCATGCACAACTCAGTATTGATTAACCTCAATGTCCTTGAAGAACAGAGGTTGATGAATGATCGTAAGGGTAAGAACACAACCAAGATCTTCTACTCTGGTTCTGCGTGTATGTACCCTGAACACAATCAACTAGACCCTGACAACCCTGACTGTCGTGAAGAATCAGCATACCCAGCAAACCCAGACTCCGAATACGGATGGGAGAAACTCTTCTCCGAGCGTCTCTACTTTGCTTATCATCGTAATTATAGCATTCCTGTCCGTGTTACTCGATATCATAACATCTTTGGACCTGAGGGAACCTGGAACGGGGGCCGTGAGAAGGCCCCAGCAGCAATCTGTCGTAAAGTAGCAGAACTCCCTGACACTGGTGGCACGATTGAAGTATGGGGTGATGGGGAACAGACTCGTTCATTCCTCTACATTGATGAGTGTATTGAAGCCTCTCGTCGTCTGATGGACAGTGACTTTATTGGTCCTGTCAACATTGGATCTGAGGAAATGGTGACAATCAACGAACTTGTTGAAACAGCTGCACGAGTATCGGGTAAAGTAGTCAAAAGAAAACATAAACTTGATGCACCTCTTGGTGTCCGTGGTCGTAATAGTAACAACGATGTTGTCCGTCGTGAGTTAGGATGGGACTACGAACAAACCTTGGAAGAGGGAATTCGTAAAACTTACACTTGGATTGAGGAACAAATTAATGAACAGAATCACTGACTACATCGAACTTCGTGATCGTATCGTAGGATTTTTGAACCAGTATCGTCGTGATAGTGGTATGGATTCTTTTGTTGTAGGAGTATCTGGAGGCATTGATTCTGCAGTTGCATCTACACTGGCGGCCACAACTGGTGCTCCTGTCTACGCACTGGGGATGCCGATCCACCAGAAAGAAGAACAAGAGAACTTATCGGACGAACATCTACATTGGTTACAGTTGAACTTCCCGAATGTCACAGTTCTGAAGTACAACTTGACTGATGTCTTTGAGACATTTAAGTCAACTCTTGGAGAGGAGAGTGTTGGTGACCTTCCACTGGCAAACACTCGTTCACGTCTTCGTATGGTCACTCTGTATCAGGTGGCTGGACTGAAACGTGGTCTGGTCGTGGGTACAGGTAACAAGGTTGAAGACTATGGTGTAGGTTTCTACACTAAATACGGTGACGGTGGGGTTGACATTGCACCTATCGCTGATCTCTATAAGTCTGAAGTCTGGCAACTTGGTGTTGAACTTGGTGTGAATCCAAGAATTGTTTCAGCACCTCCTACTGACGGACTGTGGGATGATGGTAGAACCGATGAGGATCAACTCGGTGCCACATATGAGGATCTGGAATGGGTGATGGAGAGTAAGATCTTTGAACACTGTTCAGACCCAACTGAAGTGACACAATGGGTAGGTAAAGAACTCACACTGGAACAGAAGGCGGCCATTAGGCAATACCAGAAGTTCAACACCCACAACAAACACAAGATGGAACCTATTCCTACATTTAAACTATGAAAATTGGAGTTATCGGGGCAGGCAGATTGGGTATCTGCTTTGCCCTTCTTTGTGAACAAGCTGGATATGATGTTCTTGTCTCTGACATCCGAGAGGATTATGTCAATGATCTGAACCAAAAGAAGATCACCACCAACGAACCAGAGGTGGAGGATCTTCTTCGTGTGTCTAAGAACTTCAGAGCCACTACGAACAACAAAGAAGTCATTGATGAGTGTGATCTCATCTACACCCTAGTCCAGACACCTTCAAATGATGATGGGTCCTACGATGTGTCTGCTGTATGGAGTGTCGTTGAAGACTTTAAGGATGTAACCACGAAGAAGTACTTCGTCGTTGGATGTACAACCAACCCTGGTGACTGTGACCTGTTCCAGAAACAGGTTCCTACAAATGTCAAGGTTCTCTACAACCCTGAGTTCATCGCTCAAGGTAGTATTGTGAGTGACCTGAAGCAGGCAGATATGGTTCTCCTTGGTGTTGATACCAACTTTGAGAATGATCAGACTGTTAAGGACATCAAGGAACTCTATAAGAGAATCCAGACCACAAGAGCTATCGTCTGTACAATGAGTACGAAGTCGGCAGAGATCACGAAGATCGCTGTCAACTGCTTTCTCACAACAAAGATTAGTTACGCCAACATGTTGGGTGATGTTCTTACTATGGCGGGATGTGGTGATGAGATCACTGCAGTCCTTGGAGCAGTAGGTGCTGACAGTCGTGTTGGTAAGAAGTATCTTGGTTGGGGTCTTGGTTACGGTGGACCCTGTCTCCCTCGTGACAACAGAGCCTTTGCACACTTTGCTAAGGGTGTGGGACTGGAGTACAACCTGGGATATGTGACAGATGGTTTCAACAATGAACACGCCAAGATTATCTGTGACTACTGGGATACAATGAACCGTGACAGGAAACCCTTCTACTTTGAGTACATCACTTACAAGAAGGGAACTGACATCCTGACAGAGAGTCAACAGTATCGTCTGGCTCTTGACTTACTCGACCGTGGTCACAAGATCTACATTCAGAATGATCGTAGGGTCACTCCTCAGGTCTCTGAGTATCTTGACAAAACCTACGGTGATAGAGTAAGATTCGTTGACAACAAGTTCAACATCCCTGAAGACATCTTTATTGTGAACCTATGATTGGATATGACCGCCTCGGAACGAACGGACGTTTCGGAAATCAACTCTTCCAGTACGCCGCACTGAGGGGTATTGCAGCAAAACATGGGTATGACTGGTGTATTCCACCCGATAATCATGAGACTTTTGCCAACTATGGGATTCATCATCCCTTCAAGTTGGCAGGTCTTGATCCCAAGAAGAATGTTGGATTTGTGAATGAGAATGTATCTCCACAGTCCATGTTCTCCTATGGTGCCCTGAAGGATACAAACCCTAGTACCAAGAATGTCACTGAGGCTGGGTATCACTTTGATGAAGACCTCTTCAATAACTTTGAAGATGGTACAAACCTTGATGGATACCTCCAAACCGAGAGGTATTTCAAACATATTGAACAAGAGATTCGTGCAGACTTTGCATTCAAGGATGAGATCCTAGAACCCTGTAACGAATTCATCTCTACATTCGAGAACATCCTCTTCCTTCACGTCCGTCGTGGTGACAACGTGGGTCGTGAGGATTACTATCGGATGATGACCTTTGACTACTACAAGAGAGCACTGGAACACTTTGATGATGACGCATATGTCCTTGTCTGTTCTGATGATCCTGAGTGGTGTGCAGAACAAGAGTTCTTTGATGATGAAAGGTTCCTGATCAACACAGATGTACCTGAGTATGACCACCTGTGTCTTGAAGGAGACGGGTCTCGTCGTCGTTCTAAGGTTCCTTACACTGATCTCTGTCTGATGTCCCTGTGTAACGGAGCTATCCTTTCCTCGTCCTCTCTGGGGTGGTGGGGAGCATGGCTACAGAATGGTCGGACTAACCCTGTCATCGTACCTGAACACTGGTACGGACCTATCCTAGAGGCAGTCAATGATTGTCGTGACCTCTACCCCGAAGAGTGGACTGTTATCGAGAACTGATATGAAACGAGACCTTAAGGACACCACATTCATCATTCCTATCTGTATCGAGAGTGAGGATAGGATGAGGAATGTCATCACATCCCTGTGTTATATCCTTGATAACTTTGATACAAAGGTCATTCTGAAGGAAGTAGATAGTGAGTCTGTGTTCCAAGCACAGGCTCTTCCTCAGATTGCAGAGTATGTTGAGGATGGTATTGAGAACCTGACTCACATCTTTGAGAAGAAGGATGAGTTAGACCCTACATTCTACCGTCAGAGACACATCAATGAGATGTTGCACATGGTAGAGACAGAAGTCACAGCCAACTATGACTGTGATGTTCTCTTGCCTTTTAAGACATACCTTGAGGCTCAACAGTTTATCCTTGAAGAAGGATATGATGTCATCTATCCCTATGGACAGGGACCATGGCAGAAGAAAGTGTATGCAACTGATGAGATGGTATCTGAATTCCTCTCAAATGACTGTAAGTTTGCATATCTTGAGAAGAAAGTAGAAATCGATAATGCAGAGAGTGGACATGTCCAGTTCATTCGTACCTCCTCATACCGTGAAGCAGGTATGGAGAATGAGAACTTCAAGGCATACGCTCCAGAAGATAAAGAAAGAATACATAGGTTCACCACATTAGGGTATAATGTAGGAAGGATTGAGAACTGGGTGTATCATTTAGAACATGCAAGAGGTGATAATTCCTGGTTGACCAATCCACACATGCAAAACAACTTTGCACTGTGGGAGTTCCTACAATCTCTAGACGAGGAGGCTCTTAGACAATACTACAAAGAACAGAAGTATCTTAAAAAATACAAATGATTGGATTTAACTACCTAGGTAAACTAGGACAACTTGGTAATCAGATGTTTCAGTACGCCACTGTCCTTGGTGTCGCTGAAAAGATTGGTGCTGAGTCCTGTATCCCACATCACCATGAGGTATTGGTGGATGTGTTGGGTAACAAACTGAGGGTAGAGTTGTTTGATTGTTTCATGGTCAAACCCGAGAGACAGGGGTTTGTCGTGACAGACAGAAACTATCAAGAGACAGACTTTACATTTGATGAAGAGATCTTTGATCTTGATCCAGACCATGATTGTAACTTGGTAGGATTTTTCCAGACGGATAAGTACTTCCGACACATCAAAGATCGTATCAAAGAGGAGTTTACCTTTACTGATGAGATTAAAGAGGACTGTTCCGATATCCTGGATTGTTTTGACAACCCTGTTGCTCTTCACATTCGCAGAGGTGATTATCTCCGCAACAGTGATAATCATCACAACCTTACTGATGGTTATTACAGGGAAGCCCTGAAGGAGTTTGGTGATGACAGACAGGTGATTATCTTTACTGATGATCCGAAGTATGCATTGGAGAACGAACTCTTCAGTGATGATAGATTCATTGTGTCAGAAGGTAATAGTAGTTACCATGACCTCTACATGATGACACAGTGTGATGACTTCATCATCTGTAACTCCACATTCTCCTGGTGGGGTGCATGGTTGGCAGACAAGGGTAAGGTCGTAGCACCTAAGAAGTGGTTTGGTCCGGCTAATGCACATAAATCCACAGAGGATTTGTATCCCGAACACTGGACAATCTTAGATCATGATTAGTTTTGAACAACCCCCCACATATGGAACACTTACACAAGGATATCACGAAGAACATCCAGCCTATGACTTCGCTTGTGTGACTGGTACACCTGTGTATGCAGTTCACTCTGGTGAATTATCCAGTGATTATAACGGTAGAATGGGTAATATTGCCATTGTTAAATACAACGGTCGTACATCCACCTACTCTCACCTTCAAGTGGTATTTCCACCTGGTTGGTATGAGAGAGGTGAGGTGATTGGACTGTGTGGCAACACTGGATCCTGGAGTACAGGACCACATGTGCATTTTGAATCTGACAAACCCTATACATTTTTCGGGATATGAGTTGGCATCTATTAACAGTATCGTTTGGTGATAATAAGTTCAGGAGAGGACAAACATTTCTCCATAAACTATGTGGTAAGTTTGGACTGAATCACTTTGCTGTGGGTGAAGACTCACTCTTCGGTTCCAAACTGTACAAAGAAAACAAGAAGTGGTTCACGAAGAAGAATAACTACGGTCACTTTGCCTGGAAACCATACTTCATCCTTGAGGCGATGAAGAAACTTCCAGATGGTGAGAAACTGATGGTGCTCGACACCATGGACATCTTCCATCCTGATATCTTCAAGATGGTTGACAGTATCATGGACGACGAAGATCCTTGTCTCCTCCCTATTGGTAACTCAATCCAAGGTGAATATACCAAGAGAGACTGTTTTGTCTACATGGATTGTGATGAGGAGGACTATTGGACCTCTAATCAACTTGAGGCAGGGTTCACATTCTGGAAAGTGTGTGATAAGTCAAAAGAAATTTGTGAAGAATGGTTGAAGTGGTGTCTCGATGAAAGAACAAATGGTGAGGTTACTGGATTCTCTAATAAGGAAGAGTTGGATGGATTCCAAGAGGTTCGTCATGATCAAAGTATCCTTACTAATCTTGCTCTTCGTGATGGACTCCCAGTCGTAGGACCAGAGATCCGTAATCTCATCGAGTGTAATGCTGATTACTGGTACGAGAGACACCTCAAGGGTACAGTTTCAATCTACAGACCCATCGATCAGTTCCTCCAACAGATTCATGAGGAAGTGGACTACATGAAACCTGAACCAACTGACAGTATTATTCTGACAGTTCACAATCAGGGTGGTATGATCGACCGTATCCTCAAGGGTATCGAGGATAACACAGAGGGTGACTATGAACTGATTGTGATTCTTGATGGTTGTACTGATAACTCACAAGAAGTGGTAGTAGATTACCTTCAGAACTCTGAGATTGAGAACAAGACAATCATCAACACCAACAACATCTTTGAGAACAGAGCCAACAATGTGGGTCTGAAACTGGCACAAGGTAAGTACGCTATCATTGTACAGGATGATCAATTGATTAAGGAAAAGGGTTGGAACAAACGGATGCGTAAACCCTTTGAGGCATTTGATGATGTGTTTGCTGTCACGGCAAGGACAGCACACAACCTGATCCTGAATCCTAACTCCCGACACCTTGGTGAGAAGGAGGATCGTGATGATTGTTGGTGTGATATCCTTGATAATGTGGATATTGCAGAACAAAGAACTATGTCACGGGATGTATTTGCAGTCCGTGGTAGTGCCAACCGTGGTCCTCTGATGGTTAATATGAAGGACTTCAGAAAGATGGGATTCTTTGATGAGGCATACGCACCTCAACAACTCGATGACCATGATCTGATGTTCCGTATGAGAAAGAAACTCAAGAAGGTCTGTGGTTGTTACTGGATTGACTTTGAGAGTGACCCATCATGGGGAGCTAGTCGTAAAGAGACCACTGGATTCAGTGAAGCCAACCCTGTCAACGCCAAGTCACATCACAAGAACAGTAAACTCTTTCACAAGAGATATAAAAAATACTATGATGAGTACAGGATCATTGAAGATCGGGAGTTACCAGAATGACATACAGTAAGAGGTTTAGTAGTAAGTTCTTTGCCAAGATGTTGCAACCTGCAGGACCCACAAGTCCTGTGAGAGACCGAGCAACATCTCTGTCTCTGGTCTTTGAACTCCTGGATCAGAAGAAAGTGAAGGACTTCTTCATTGTAGAGACAGGATGTATGAGAGCCGACCATGGTCAATTGGCATTGGGTGATGACGGAGCCAGTACCTACATCTTTGATGACTTCATCAACTACTATGATGGTGAGGTGGCATCAGTAGACATCAACCCAGCCAATGTGGCACATGCACAGAAAATGGTGTCTGATCGTACCACCGTGTACTGTAGTGACAGTGTTGAATTCCTGTGGAATATCCCAGAGAAGAGAAAGATTGACCTCTTGTATCTGGATTCTTATGACTTTGAACCAGACAATCCTATTCCCTCTCAGAAACATCACCTGAAAGAACTGACAGCAGTGATGAAAAACCTGAGGAAAGGTAGTATAATTATGGTTGATGACAATGCAAACACTCCTGAGTTTGAATGGTTCACCAAGATTGCACAGGGTGGTAAGGCAGGGTTCGTCAAAGAGTTTATGAAAGACATTGGAGCAGAGTTGCTCCTAGATGAGTATCAAATTATTTGGAGGCTATGATGGAGGTCAAACTTCTACGAGTTATTACTGGTGAAGAACTGGTTGCAGAGATCATTGATGAGAATGCAGCAGAGGTTGTACTCAAGAATGCACTCGTTGTCATTCCTACTCAACAGAGTGTAGGTTTTGCACCCTGGGCCACTGTCATTGACCGTGAGAATCCTGAGGTGACTGTATCAAGGACACATATCGTATACATTGCCAACCTTGATGAGAGTATTCGTAATAAGTACGATGAGATCTACGGTAGTAAACTTGTTAAACCTGAGAAGAAGAGTCTGATCCTATGAGTTATTTCCAATTTGCTAAGAACTATTACTCTGCCAACGGAGAGGATGGTATCATTGACCAACTCTTCGAGGACCTTGGTATCAATAGGTCTGAGAGTGTAGTCTGTGAGTTCGGAGCATGGGATGGGTTTGATGACAGTAACTGTGCTCACCAGTGGTTGAGAGGGGCACACGGAATCCTGATTGAAGGACTGTCCTCCAGGTTTAATGAACTGGTATTCAATACCAAAGGGTTCAAAACCACCTGTATTCAGTCAATGGTACAGGAAGAGGGTGACTTCAGTATCGATAACATCCTTGATCGTTCGACTGTTGAACTCAATGATGACAACTTTGCTCTGATGTCGATTGACATTGACTCCTTTGACTACTATGTCTTTGGTAGTATCAAGAAGTATCGTCCGAAGATCTGTATCGTAGAGACCAGTAGTGGATACACACCAGATCGTGACTTCGTCAGTCGTGATGCTGGTTGTTCTCTTAAGTCTGTGGCAGAACTCGGTGAGACGATTGGGTACAAGTGTGTCATTCACACAGGTAATGCCTTCTTCGTAAGGGATGACCTGGTCCATCTTCTCCCTGACTATGACTACAGTCTTGAGGCCATATATAGTTCCCCTGCTGACATTGATAGTAGACAAGGTAAGTAATGGAACCAGTTATTTTAGGGGCATACTTCGGAGGACTGGGGGATCAACTCCAGTTCTCTACGCTGCCTGAAGAATTTTATAAACAACAAGGAAGAGAGACATATCTGGCAGACGGTAGTAACTTCCGTAACAAGGAGATCTATGACCTGGTGTGGGGTGAGAACCCATACATCAAGGGTGTTATGGAAGGTGAGAGAACTGCCGGTGACCTAGAAAGTATCGAGGTCAAGAATCATACAGGGAACTGGATCAGTAACTGGGAGTATCTTCACGGTCTAGAACCCACCAACATTCGTCCTAAGATTTACTATGAACCAAACAAAATTCCTGATCTTGGTGACACTATACTTGTCGATTTATCTAGCATCACTATTAACCACAATGATACTGGATATGGTTACAACCTCAGAAATGTTCAGAAAACATACTTCGAGTTATTGAAGAGATACCCAGACAAGAAGTTTGTGGGTGTCAATTTCAAACAAGATATTGACTCATCGAAGTACAACCCAGAGGTTGATGAGACCATAGATGTGGAGTCTATCTTCCATTACTGTGACCTGATGAACTCTGCATATGGTGTGTGTTGTTTCTACAGTGGTGGTATGGCATTAGCCGCTGCAGTCCAGAGATTTAATGAAGATCTAAAGATCTTGTGTATCACCCCACCTAGCGTGTATAATAGTCCTAGGACCCAAGACCTTGGGATCTTCTACTTCGACTACGTTGATTATCTGGTGACTGAATGAGACGAATTGTAATTACAGGATGTGGTGGGGGTCTCGGTGAGGCACTCAGTGATGCGGCTTTTGATGCAGGTCACAAGGTATTCCCACACTATCGAAGATCGGATGAACCCAATGTCCTTGTTGGTAACCTGACTGACTGGTCGTTCGTTGATAAGTTCAACGATTATATGCAGAGAAACAATGTTGATACCTTTATCAATAATGCAGCTCAGTATATTGGTGGACCAATTGAAAAGATGTCTGATCATGAGATCAAACATGCAGTTGATACAAACGTAACTGCACAGATTCTTCTGATGAAGACTGCATTCCGTAGGTTCAAGGCTATGAAAGGTGGATTGATTGTCAATATCAATTCCCTGGCCTACCAACAACCGTCAGCCAATGAAACTATATACTGTGCCACCAAGTTTGCACTGAAGGGTTTCTCAAAGGCACTTCAGATGGAAGCTATCGGTACAGGTGTGGAGATCATTGACGTTCATCCTGGTGGTATTCAGACGAACATGACACGAGACCGTAAGGGTTTCGAGACTATGATGCGTCCTGAGGATGTTGCTGCTTGGATCATCGATACTGTCGATCGTGACAGTGGTTACATCAATGAAATTGTATTGAGGAAGAGAAATGAAAGCCGCCGTTCTTGAGGAACTGAACAAACCCCTCGCGGTGAGGGAAGTAGGTCTGACTGAATTGAAGTTCGGTCAAGTCCTAGTTAAGATCCTGGTCAGTGGTATCTGTGGAGCACAGTTACACGAGATTAAAGGACACAAGGGTAACGGCAAGTTTCTACCTCACCTCATGGGACATGAAGGGTGTGGTATTGTAGAGGCCGTGGGTATCGGTGTCACCACTGTCAAGGTGGGTGACAAGGTTGTGATGCACTGGAGACCTGGGACTGGAGTTGAATCTCCCTTCCCCAACTACACTATCGATGGTAAAACTATCTCCAGTGGTAAGGTCACTACCCTCAGTGAGTTTTCAATTGTATCGGAGAATCGTGTTACGAAGATTGATCATGACACACCTTCCGTCCTTGCTGCTATGCTTGGGTGTAGTCTTACTACTGCCTTGGGCATTATCGACAACGAGTGCGACCTCAAGTTCGGAGAATCTGTGGCAGTCCTCGGGTGTGGAGGGGTAGGTCTGAACCTGGTTCAGGCAGCCAAGATGAAGAACGCATCACCCATCATTGGTGTTGATGTGAATCAGGCAATGTATGAACTTACCACACAGATGGGAGCAGATACATTCGTCTATGACATTCAGTATCTTCCACAGAAGTGTGATGTCATTATTGATACCACAGGTATTCCTGATGTCATCTCCAAGGCATTTGAGATGTTGAATCCTGGGGGTCGTCTGATCCTGGTCGGACAACCTGCACCAGACCGTCTTGTATGTCTCCCTAACGCGGTCTCAATGTTCGAGGGTACTGGTAAGTCCATTCGAGCATCACAGGGTGGTAGAACCGATCCTGAGAAGGACATTCCTCGTTACATCAATCT